AACTTCAGATGAAGCATTGCGGCGTTGGGATATTTGTAAAGAATGTCCCTTTTTATTATATGATGAGACTAACCCAGATACCGGTAAAAGGGATGGGAGGTGTGTTCAGTGTGCATGTTTTATGAATGTTAAAGTGCATTTTCAACAATGTAAATGCCCCGTTGATAAATGGTAGTAAAGTTATTTTTTTATTAAAAAATATATACGGTTTGAATATTATATCTTATATATATTATTGAAACAAGTTACGTAATAATAAATACTAATTATTAATGTTAAATCTAAAATCTAAAACCTAAGGAGAATGTTATGGATATAGAACAAGTCAAGCAACGACTTACCGAGTTGCAGAAAACATCATCAACTGCAAATTCATTTTGGAAACCACAACCAGGAAAAACTCAAATTAGGATTGTCCCTTATAAGTTTAATAAGGATAATCCATTTATTGAGTTATATTTTCATTATACGTTGGGGGATAATAGAACATATATTTCCCCAGTTTCATTTGGACGACCAGATCCGATTAATGAATTTGCAAGTAAATTAAAGTCAACCGGCGATCGCGACGATTGGATTCAGGGTAAGAAACTTGAACCTAAAATGAGAACCTTTGCTCCTGTTGTAGTTCGAGGTCAAGAGTATGAGGGCGTCAAGTTTTGGGGCTTTGGTAAGACTGTATATCAGGAGATGTTAAGTTTTATTGCTGATCCCGATTATGGTGATATTACAGATTCAACAGCGGGTCGAGACATAGTTGTTGAACGTCAAACTCCAGCAGAGGCTGGAAATCAGTATGGTAAAACAGCTATTCGTGTTAAGCCCAATCAATCACCAGTTACTGATGATAAGGAACTTCTTGAGAATATTTTCAATAGTCAGGTGGACATCGTTGAGCTTTATTCTGAACCCACTTATGATGAATTAAAAGATCTTTTGAAGGGCTATTTATATCCCGATGCGGAATCTAGTAATGAATCTGCCACTGCTGATTCAAGTTCTGATTCCCCAACTCCCAAATCTCCAGTAGACTCAGTTTCAGATATTGAAGATGCTTTTGATAAATTATTTGAGTCTTAATTTAAATATAAAAAATAAATTTACTATTGGAGGAACGTCATGGGACGGGATGAACTTACTGAAATCATTGCCGATGAATTAAATAAACAGTTCAAGCACCAGCAAACAGCATATTTTTTAGGAGACTCTGCAACTTCACCTACAGATGTTGTTGACTGGATTTCAACTGGATCATCAGTGCTAGACATTGCGATTTCAAATAGATCGCATGGGGGATTTGCAGCGGGTAAAATTTCTGAAATAACTGGTCTAGAAAGCACCGGAAAGAGTCTTTTAGGAGCTCATGTATTAGCTAATACTCAACGTCGGGGTGGGATTGCAGTGTATATTGATACTGAATCTTCAGTCTCTCGTGAGTTTTTAGAAGCTCTGGGTATTGATATTTCTCAAATGATTTATGTTCAACTTGAAACTGTTGAAGAAATTTTTGAGGCGATAGAAAATATAGTTACTAAAATTCGTGAATCTGATCGAGATCGATTAGTTACTATTTTAGTTGATTCAGTAGCGGCAGCATCTACTAAAATTGAAATGGATGCTGATTTTGATAAAGATGGCTGGGCAACTGCTAAGGCAATTATTATTTCTAAAGCAATGAGAAAGCTTACTCAAATGATTGCGAGACAACGGGTTGCTTTAATTTTTACGAATCAGTTAAGAATGAAATTGGGAGTAATGTTTGGAGATCCATATACTACATCTGGAGGAAAGGCTATTGGTTTTCATTCATCGACCCGTATTCGTTTAAAAAATGCAGGTCAGATTAAAGATTCAAAAGGTAAAACTATCGGTATTAAAATCAAAGCTCAAGTTACTAAAAATCGATTAGGACCACCATTGAGAATTGCTGAGTTTTCAATGTATTTTGATAGGGGAATTGATGATTATGGTAGTTGGTTAAAAGTACTATCAGAATATAAATTAGTAAAGCGAGGTGGGGCGTGGTATACCTTACTTGATCAGAATGAAAAAGAAATAAAGTTTCAATCTTCTACTTGGGGTGATAAACTAAAAGAAGATGATGATTTGAGAAATCATGTTTATGATCTCATCTGTAGCAAAACAATTCTTAAATATCAGACTGATACTTTGGGTATAGACGATGTTATAGAAACAGATGAAATTATAGATGAAGTCTGACCAAGAAAAGAATGAAAAATATTTATCAATTTTAAAACAAATACAGCAGGACGATTTAAGTTCTGCGACCAGTACATTAAATGTTAATAGTCGCGTTTTAATTATTGATGGGTTAAATTATTTTATTAGAGCTTTTAGTGCTAGCCCTGCCGTTAATGATGATGGTATCCACATCGGAGGTATAATTGGTTTTTTAAAATCTCTAAGGTTTACCCTTGCGAGTATAAAACCAACCAGATGTATTATTGTTTTTGACGGCAAGGGTAGTGCTAAAAATAGAAGAAAGATATACCCCCATTATAAAAATAAAAGAAAAGTTCGCCATCGGTTTAATAGGAACGCTACTCTAGCGACTACAGCGCAGACAGAAGATAAAGCAATTAAAATGCAGCTAAGTCGTCTTGTTAATTATCTTGAACAATTACCTTTAACATTAATATCAATTGACGGATTGGAAGCAGATGATATAATAGCATATATTGTATCAAACTATTTAGTAAATTCTCAAACTATAATAGCGAGTTCAGATAGAGATTTTTATCAATTAATAGATGATAGAGTAACAGTTTGGAGCCCCGCAAAGAAAAAAGAATATAAAGTAAATAATGTATTAGAAGAATTTGGGATTCCACCACATAATTTTTTAACTTATAAAATTTTAGAGGGTGATAAATCAGATAATATTCCGGGTATAAGGGGTGCCGGATTAAAAACAATTAAAAAATTTATTGAACCTATAACTACTGCTGAATCTTTTGATATTAAAGAATTATTGGCTTTTGCTAATAGTTCAAAAAGTAAAATAAAGTTAATAAAACATATAAGAGAAAATTTTGTTTTGCTAAAACGAAACTATTTATTAATGCAACTTCAAAATGTTGATATAAGTAATCATAAAAAATTATACATTCAAGAGGCTGTCGAAAAGAAAATGTCCCAACTAGTAAAATATAAATTTTTAACTATGTTTATTCAAGATAAATTATGGAGTCATATTCCAGATATGGACTCTTGGATTGTTGAATTTATACGATTAGATAGATTTAGAGGGTTACAGAATGGCAATAAATAAATTAGCTCAATTTGGCCACAGTTTTCAAATTAAGAGTATAGTTTGTTTTTTAACTCGTTCCAATTTTATTGAACAGGTTTATGATATATTAGATGAAAATCATTATGATAGTGAAGCTTTAAAGTGGATAGTGGGGCAATGTAAGAGATATTTTTCTAAATACAGCAAACCAATTACTTTAGATGTTTTTAAAATAAAAACGGGTGATATTCAAAATGATGTATTGAAGACGTCCGTTATTGAATCCCTAAGAGAAGTTTATCAACATCTAGAAGCTCCAGATTTAGATTTTGTTCAAGATAAAACTTTAGATTTTTTCAAAAATCAAATTTTAAAAAAAGCAATTATTCAATCTGTTGATGTTTTAGAAAGTGACGGCGACTTTGATAAAATTAAACAGATAATTGATGATGCAATGAGAGCGGGTGTAGAGCGAAATATTGGACATAAATATATAGACATGGTTGATATTAGATATCAAGAAATGTCCCGCGATACAGTTTCTACTTCGTGGGATATTATAAATGAACTTGTCCAGGGCGGACTAGCAGCGGGAGAGTTAGGTGTAATTGTTGCACCGAGCGGTGTTGGAAAATCGTGGAGTTTAGCTAGTATAGGAGCAGCAGCTGTTAAAAGCGGTAAAACTGTTGTTCATTATACTCTTGAATTAAATGAAGCATATGTTGGGCTGAGGTATGATAGTATTTTTTCTGGTATACCGGTACAAAATTTGAAATATCATAAAGCGGATATAGAAAAGAAAATGACTACTCTTTCGGGTAAATTAATTATTAAATATTTTCCAACTAAAACTGCGTCTGTTCATTCATTAGCATCCCATTTAGTTAGAACAAAAATGTTAGAGGGTCACGTAGATTTAGTCATTGTAGATTATGCAGATGTAATGAGAGATGCTCAAACGGCTAGAGAAATAAGACATCAATTAGGAAATATTTATGAAGATTTAAGAGGGCTAGCTGGAGAGTTAGAAATCCCGGTTTGGACTGCCAGCCAAGCAAATCGAAGCTCTTTAGATGAAGATGTAATCGAAGCTCAGAAGATTTCTGAAAGTTATATAAAGATTATGACTGCTGATTTTGTTATGTCTTTATCTAGAAAAATAGAAGATAAGATAGCAAACACGGGGAGATTTCATATAATTAAAAATAGATTTGGACCCGATGGGATGACTTATCCTGCAAAAATTAATACAAATACAGGTTATATTGAAATTTACGATTCTGATTCTATTGGGGGTAAGGAACAACAAGAAAAAATTGACAATAGAAGTAAAATAACAAAACAATTATTGCAATCAAAATATGATGATTTGATAAATGATGGAGATACATAATGAGTTATACTAATTTTAAACTTTCAGATAATTTTATTAATAAATACAAAAGAAAAAAACCACCGTTTGGTTTTAATGGATTAGGTGAATTGGTTTATATGAGAACTTATTCTCGTATCAAAGAGAATGGAAAGAACGAGCAATGGTGGGAAACAACTCGCAGGGTTGTAGAAGGAACGTATTCAATGCAGAAAAATTGGATAGATCAACATCAACTTGGATGGAATGCGTGGCAAGCTCAACGAAGTGCACAAGAAATGTATGATAGAATTTTTAATATGAAGTTTTTACCTCCAGGTCGCGGCCTCTGGGCTATGGGTACGACAATTACAGAAGATAAGAAATTA